CGAAGGACAATCTCACTTATGGCTACAAATGGGCAATGCCTGAGAGAGCCGTAGTGCAGATACTGACTGATGATGAGATCACAGCCATGCTCGCTCTCCAAGCACGGATGACGCGCGACAAACTACTCGGCGATTCCGACTGGACACAGACGGCAGATCAATCTCCCGCAATAAAAACACTCTGGCAGCCATACCGACAAGCGCTAAGGGACGTCCCGAAACAGGCCGGATTTCCAGCGACAATCGACTGGCCAACGCTACCAACATAAAACAGAAAATCACCCTCCTTTATTTGCCGTGATATCTGGTATTGTACAAGAAAAACGGATATCAATGGCTTCTGGCACCATCAAAATATACAAGGGGAACATCGCCGCGATACCGGTTAACGTATCCGCTGCTGACGGTTCTTTTTCGCTCGCCGGCGTAACGATGCTGTTCACAGTCAAACTTCCTTCAGACAGCCTAAGCGACGATTCTGCAGCGGTAATTAGCAAGTCGATTACCGCCCACATTGACAACACCAATAGCGTTATTCCGCTGACCGAGTCAGACACGGAAGCGATCGCAATCGGACAATATATCTACGACCTGAAATTCTATGAGGCCGGAGTCCTGTCTTTAAACAGCGATCCCGGACTGTTTATCGTTGAAAAGCCAAACACTTATCGAGACGCATGAGCGACGTAACAGTACAGGTTTCACAGCTGCCAGCTTTGGTTGTTACGATACCTAACAGAGGCGCTCAGGGGTTGCCCGGGCCGCAGGGATTACCCGGCAGTGCGACGCTTTCAATCAAGGCTGACGTAGCAATAAGTGGGGAGAGTGCAGTAACCGGGTCAGGGACGTATGCGACGATTAACGGCACAATATCGGAAGCTTATGTCGTCGGGATCTCGACCGAAGCGGCAGCGCAAGGCGCTCAGTTACCAGTTCAGTCGTCCGGGTTATTGACTTTTGGCGGATGGACGTGGACGCCGAACAAGCCAATTTATCTGGGGATCAATGGAGGGATTACACAGACGCCCCCATCGACAGGATTTATAGTAACCCTCGGAACAGCAATATCGGCGACATCAATCGCAATAGACATTTCTCAACCAGTACAACTATCCTAAGGAGATAAGATGGCAACACAACAGTTCATGACGTGGGTAAGCGGAGCTTGGAAACTACTCACAGCAACAGTAACATCAGCAGGCGCAGCAAACGCAGGGCAAATTGTGGCGCTTAACACAGCGGGGCAGTTGGACACAAGCGTCATGCCTACAGGGATAGGAGCGGAAACTATCACAATATTGGCTTCGGAGTCATTAGCTGCAGGCGCATTTGTGCATATATATAATAATGCAGGGACTCCGAACGTCCAGAATGCTAATGCTACCGCAGCAGGAAAAGAGGCTAACGGATTTGTTCTATCCGCTTTCGCAAGCGCAGCATCCGCCACGGTATATCTTGCGGGGATGAATACCGCATTAACTGGCTTGACGGCAGGGCGAATGGTCTTAGGTGCAACGGCTGGGACGGCAGTCCCTATCGCTTCAGCTCCGTCAACGACAGGGAACGTCATTCAGGAAATCGGCGCAGCTATCAACGCCACGACGATAAGCTTTGAGCCTCAAATTCCGATAGTGCTTTCTTAAGCATGTTTATTGTCAAATTCGATCCCTCCGCAGGTGTGTGGAGATTGACGGCGGATATCTCCTTGTCAAGCCTCGGAGGGTTATCTCTTGCCGGTGGGACAATGACTGGCCCGATAACCGGACTAACAGAAACGAAAGTGGCTTTGTCAGCGAGCGCTATTGATTTGGATACTGGAAATGTTTTCACAAAGACGATTGCAGCAGCAACAACATTCACATTACTCAATGTGAATGCTACAGGGATTGTCAATAGTTTTATTCTTGATTTGACCAATGCTGGAGCCTATACGATTACTTGGTGGTCTGGAATAAAGTGGGCAGGAGGATCAGTGCCAACATTCACGTCTTCAGGACGTGATATGGTGGGGTTTATATCGCATGATAGTGGAACGACATGGAATGGTCTTCTACTCGGAAAGGGGATGGCATAATGAGTACTTTCGACTTAATCATGGCTGCTGCTGGAGTGTCAAAATCGAGTAGTAGCATTACTTATATAGGTTCGACATCTTCAGACCATCTAGATACTCTCGTTTTAACTTGTCCAGCAGGAACACAGAGCGGAGACCTAGGGATCATCTTTACTACTGAAAATGAAGGGGGCAGCTTCACTGGCCCTTCTGGGTGGACAACATTGTATAGTTATACATCGGAAGATAATTCCTGCTACTGCTACTATAAAATACTCACCAGTACTGCTGATATTTCAATAACAGGAGGTACTGGTGGTGATTCCTATCAAACAGCATCTTTACAGGTGTTTAGAGGGGCCTCTATGGGTGCATATAATAAGAGTACAGCAACAGCAGGATCCACATATACAGTATGTCCGAGTCTATCAGGATTTGTGTCTGGTAAGGATTACGTTTTGGTTGGGCTACATGCGACATATTCTTCTAGCGAAGGCATCCCTTCCGGATATACTAATACTATAAAAGCCGGCAGCAGTAGTAGCTATTCCATGGCCGATGCTGCTTTTAAGCTAGCGAACAGTGCATCGATGGGTGGTGTTGCCTTTTCAGGAACGCCGGCGTCTCCTGGCGAAGGTATGTGCTCTTCAACAATAAGATTAATTAGCTCATAACTTTATGCTTATCGACATAAACACATTAATTGAAACACAGGAAAGTGACTTCAAATCGCTGTTTCCGGATACATCTTTCCCTGCTATGCTAACTGATGAGCATATCACCCCCTTCGGGTACGCGGTGCTCAACTATGATCTACCGTCACCAATACCCGGCAGATATCAGAAAACAGCTTCAGCTCCGGTTCAACTTGTCGAAGGGAAATATCACGCGCAGTGGACAGTCGTTGATATGACCAGCGACGAAATAATCGCTTTTGACGCAAGAATCCAGCGTGAGATTGTTAATCAGACTCAGAGCAGGCTTGATGACTTTGCTCAAACGAGAGGGTACGACGGGATAATGAGTGCCTGCACGTATTCGGACAGCTCCATACCTGCATTTAGCACAGAAGGGAAATATGCTGTTATCGCAAGAGATACGACATGGGCAGCATTATACACATTACTGGCAGAGGTTGAAAGAGGGACAAAGCCTAAGCCAACAGGTTATGCAGATGTAGAGGCACTTTTACCAAGTCTAATATGGCCTGTATAGAGGCCGCAAATAAAAAAAGAAAAATGGAACAACCTATGACTATGACATGGATGCAACACCCTGACGCTGTTCAGGCGTTTATCGTCGGATTATTAAGCCTCTTATCGTTGCTCATGACAGGTCTGGTAGGAGTAGTCATTATGTGGAGTAAATGGGTAAGTGACAACTTCAAGACCGCCGCAGACCAACATGAAAAACATGATGTAAGAATAGTCTCGGTAGAAACTAAAGTGTCGAGGCTTGAAGGAGCTCATGACACCAACCATCCAATTTTTGGAGTTCATCCATGATTAACAGCAGAAAGATTGAAGACCTCCATCCTCACGTACAACCGCTATGCGAAAATTTCTTAGCGGAGTGCAAAAAATCAGGCATTGACATACTGATTACCAGCACGTACAGGGATATCGAGAGCCAGAACGCCCTATACGCACAAGGGAGGACGAGACCAGGCAAGATTGTAACGAATGCAAAAGGCGGGCAGAGCTTCCATAACTACTGTGTAGCTTTTGATACTGTGCCAGTCGTGCACGGGAAACCAGATTGGGATAACGAGGAATTATGGTTGAGCATTGGCCACATAGGAAAGAGTTGCGGACTTGAGTGGGCCGGTGACTGGAAAAGTTTCAAGGAGGAACCGCACTTCCAATTTACAGGCGGATTGGCGTTAAAAGACTTTCAGAAAGGGAAAACACTTCCCGCTTAATCAACAACAAACCAAAAAACGGAGAACAACATGGATTTATCAAGTATCTGGTCGTTTCTGGCCCCATTGATCGTATTCGGAGCGGGAGCTTTGAAGGTTTTGTCTTTTATCAATGACAATAAAAGCAAAATCGAAGCCGCTGAGACTGCTTTGAAAACCGTCAAGGCAGGGGCTGACGGACTGCTTAACCTACTCGGCGAGGTTGTCGCTGCCAGTGCGGATAATAGCCTCTCCAAAGACGAGTTTAATCAGATCGTCAAGACTGCTTCAGATATTCCCGGCGCAATAAAGATTGCCCTGAAAAAGAGCGCAGTCGCTACAGCTCCAGCCGCATGAGTGAGTGGATCGCAAAAATAACCGAATCGGCCATGCTCGGACTATGCAAAGCTCTTGCCACACCGGGCGTGCTGCTCGGTTTGGTAAGGGCATGGAGGCTGGCGAATGAAGACCAGCAGATAACCGCAAGTAAACCAACACAGGACGATGAAAACTTTCTTCGCTCGGCACAAGTTGACGGCTGGTCTGCTCCTGTTGCTAAGTCTTAGTGCTTGCAGCAGCCAGAGGCAGGTCGTGTATCTCGGAAAAAACACCACAAAGATGATCCAGCTCAGGGAAACGGTTAAAAACGTCAAGGCGTGGGCAAAGGATTCAACTGGCGTTTCCATCCCCGTGACGGTCGATTTGTTGGAGGGTGGGTTTTATCGCAACGATTTGTCACAGTAGGAGCAGTTACGTATATTCCTTTTTAAACCTCCTGTTTTCATGCCCTTGTTTACAGGAGGTACTTTCAGCCTTCGATTCGCCCTCGGAGGCTTTTTTTGTGCGTTTCTGTATCGTATTTGTATCTCATAGAAATAAGTTTTCTCGTAATCTGTTTTTAAATAACAGTTTAAATATTTTTGATAATCATATACATATTAATTCTGATATCATATAGCCACTTTCCTTCACTTTCCTTTTTTCCTATCAAAAGCACGTCGTTAAACGACATATAGCGTATTTAAGCATACGGGGCTTTCCTTCTTTCGCTGTTTTTGTATGTTTATTTTGTATCCTATTTGTATCCGGATACAAGGGCGAATAAACAGAACTTGAAAATGATAAAAGTGTTCCTGCGTGAGAAGGTGATATCGGGAGGAAGAATAAGCTTGTATCTTGATTTCTGGCCTCCAATCGTACTACCATCTGGTAAAAAAACTCGCAGAGAGACTCTTGGAATGTATATAATTTCCAAGCCAAGAACTGCATCAGAAAAGCTGTATAACCGACAAACAAGAGACATTGCGGAGACGGTAAAGGCTCAAAGACAGATTGATGTACAGTTGGGAAACTATCATGGAAAACTGGGAAGCGGTGATTTATTGTTTACCGATTTCTTTGATATACAAAAAAAGAAGCGACTGACTGTAGGCACGGTCAAGATGTGGGAGTTTACTAAAAAAAAGTTTGTTGAAGCCGGTCTTGGGAAGGTTACGATGAGCGGTATTGATATCACGACTTGTGTGCAGTTTAAAGATTTTCTGCTTGGCCAGGTCAAGGAGGGAAGGATAAAGGATTTGACAGCACACCTTTATCTTGCGACTTTTAGAACTGTGTTGAGGATAGCCTATAAAGAAGATTTAATCGCGGTGAGTCTGACTGAGAAGTTTGATGGTATAAAGTGGATCGGGTCTGATCGCAATTATTTATTACTCAGCGAATTGAATGCCTTAATAGCTACGCCTATTAATAATCAGGTAGCTAAAAAGGCCGCTATATTCTCAGCATTAACCGGTATGAGGATATCAGATATCAGAGCGTTAAAATGGGATAATGTAATAGATAAAGAGAATGGAGATGCTGTACTTGATTATACAATAGTCAAGACCAGCAGACGACACGTTCTGCCGATTGGCGTTCAGGCACGGGGGATTCTTGGAGAGAGGTCAACAGGTACGGTTTTTTGCGATATGCCAAGTGCCTCAGGTCTTGGGCAAATGTTAGCCAGGTGGACACGGAGAGCAGGAATTGAGAAGCATATCACCTTCCATTGTTTTCGCCATACGTTCGCTACATTGCAGCTCTCTCAGGGAACATCTATAATGACGGTTAGCGCCATGCTGGCTCACTCCGATATCAAGACTACTCAGATATATGCAAAAGTGCTTGAGACGAGTAAGGAAGAGGCTGCAAACAGGGTTATTGTGGAGATGTAGTAAAAACCTGTTGATTTTGCGTACATTCTAAACGTACCCGCTCTGCGACGGCATCGGGCTGAAGTCCACTTCGGTGGCCACCATACAACGAGATTGCAATCCTGTATGGCGACACATACCAAGCCCCAGCCATAAACTGGGGCTTTTGCTTTTCTGCCCTTTCACGATACCACGCTTGCACATCGGCGGTAATACGCTAAATTGAGTAAGTATTATCATCAACTTAAACGAGGGGGGATTGGGTATGAAAAAGTGCTGGATATTTGTGGCGATACTGCTTGCACTTTCAGGGTGTTCGGCGACACTTACGCAGGCCGAGCTTGACACCGCTGATTATGGTTATGCTATTTCTCAAGTAAGT